AGATAAAGTAATCCTGAAAGCTGAATCGCACTTGTAGCAATCCAATCTGGCATAACGTCTCCAAGCGTCATAGAGGCTAGAGTAATCGCTGTCATTATAGCTGGAAGCCCACCAAGCAGAATTTTCATTCGTTCCATGGAAACATTAGCTCCACTTATTTTTCTAACCATATAGGTTGTTGCCTTTGGAACTCCCATTAAAGCAAGCCTAAATTGCTCGGTTACGGAAGTACCCTTTTTCATATGAATGATAAACTCTCTAAGTGGTGTTTTTAATCCTCGTAATGCTAATGCAACCAGTAGTGTCGTGCCATAGAATGTACCAAATATCGCAATGATGTATTTCAACACTCCTCCAGTGCCTCTGAATAAACCTCCGAAAAAGTTAATGGCTTTCGTAAAGAATTTTATCGCTGGCAAAATACCAGATTTTATAATATCCACTATATTAACTAAAACAGGCTCGAATTCTTTACCGATATCAATATATAAATTCTTAATAGCGGATGCAAGGCTGGTTAAGCTCCCCCAAAGAGTTCTGATTTGTCTTTCAGCAAGAGCTTCAGTTAATCCCTGAGTCATTGCTAGCTCGGATGCAAAATAAGCTATATTATCAGCTGCATTAACTAGAGTAATTGCAGCAGCAGCTGTCTCCGCTCTGAACATAGCAGAAGCTTCAGCTGCGCCAAAACCAGCAGCCTTAAGAGTATAGAGAATTTCAGTTATGGAATGCAATCTTGGATCTAAATCAGCAAGAGTTAAACCAAGACCTTCTATTACTTTCTTTCCTTCCTCGGTTGGCTTAATCAATCTGTTGAGAATCATGTTTAGTCTTCTGCCAGCTTGAGCTCCTTCATAACCAGCATTTACTAAGGAAGCTAATGCTGCTACAGTATCTTCTAATGGAACACCCAATGCTCCTGCAATTTGACCAGAGTATTTAAGGGCTTCAGACAGCCTATCTGCAGTCATGAAAGATGATGAAATAGCACCGGTGAATGTATCCACAACCCGACTGGCATCATCAAATGAAAGATTGAATTGCTTTAGAGTCTTGATTACTGTCTCCATTGCCTTATCTAAGTCTATACCTTGAGCAGCAGCGTAGTTCAATACAGGAATTAATTGTTTGTCAGTAACCTCAAATACATCATAGCCTGCTGAGGCGACGGAGTAATAAGCCTTAGCGACATCAAGAGCAGAATAGATAGTTTTAGTAGCCATTAGCTTACTCATTTTCTCAATATGCTTAACAGCATCATCGAATGATTCACCAAGATATCCAGATACTCCTGCAGCTAATCCAACCGCCTTAGTGAATTCAGATGTTAAGTCGATAGCTTCTTGCATAGCTCGAATAGACCGCATTACAATCTGAACACCAATGGTGAAAGATAGATAGTTCTGAATGTGAGTGGAAAATGCCTTAAATCTTTCCTCCCAATACTTAAGACTTTTCTTTACTCCTTTATCATCTATGGCCATCTTAGGAGCTATCACTGTCTTTTTAAGAGTGGCACCTAGTCTTTTAGCTACTCCTTTAATGTCCTTTTCAGCTGTCTTTAAATCTACCGGTAGTTTCTTAACGTCAACGGTTAATTCGAATCGAATTTTACCGGCATTAATATCTCCAGGCATTATCTTCTTCTAATATTTCTCAACTTTTGTTCAGCTTCTTTATGAGCATCATATTCCTTCTTCCATCTATAAAGAATAGCATTCTCAAGAAAAGCTATGCCAGCTGGGTCTTTCATCCGGAGTTCACCAATCTCCTTCGGTGTTTTATTTAGAACCTTACATAACTCAAACTCCAGCTGACCTAAACCAGATTCAACGAAAGGATTTCATCTCTTCAGGACTTATGCTTGTTATTTCTTGAGCCTTTGCTATGACTGCATTAAGGAAATTCTGAAGAGCATTCCAAGTAGCTATTTTAGACCAGAATTCCTCGTTTAGCTTCTTGTCGATACAGAGTTTAGCAGCTATTTTAGGAAGCTCAGCATAAGCTTGTTCTAGTTTCTCAGCCTCCTCTTTAGTCATGGTGTCCATGTTATAAGCGGATGTAGCAGCTACAATCTTTATAAGCCGTATCATCTCATCATGAGTTGGTCTTCGAGCTAATACCATGCGTTTAGTCTCAGGAGATGTCTCAAAAACAACCTTGAGAATATCCTCTCTAAAATCACGCTCTAATTTCTCTCTTGTAGCTATCTTTTCTATAACATCCTCCATTTCTTTCTTTTTTGTCTTAGCCAATTGCTCTTCGAATTGCTTCCATTGTTCAGGAGTGATACCTTTTCCCTTCTTTTTCTCCTCAGCCATATATAACCTCCATATACTCAAAGCTCAACGAATAACAGATTAACAGAACTAACAGATTAACTGAAGAACAGAAAAGAACATTACGACATAAAAATTATTTAATTAGGCGGATATCTTGACTCCTCCACCTGCCAAGTTGGTCTTTGATACCTGATGCGGATTCATTACGATGAAGTCAATAGAGCCCTTAGTTACAGTGCCAGCATCTCCCATGGATATCTCGAATCCTGTTATCATGCCTGAAGTGAAGTAGAAATGTAGGGATTTATCACCAGCAGAGCCAGATATAATAACATTAGTTCCATTGATTAGATGCTCGAGAAGAACACCAGCTGCATTGTTATCTAGCTTAATCGCTGTAAGAGAGCCCTCAACGGATAGGAAGCCTGCTCGGACATCATTTCCTTTCTCACCAACTAACGGAGTCTCAATGGTATCTCTTGTGAGAGTAATTCTGAAATCTGATAAACCAATGGTAGAATGAGATTTACCTCCAATTGTTATTTTTGCATCTTCACCAGTATAGGTTTCAGGTGTTGCTCCCATATTATCACCTCATTATGCACTTACATGGCCATTGCTATAGCTTGCGTTATAGGCATCAACGACGACAAAGTCGATGGAAGCTTCCGTAATGGTGGAAGCATCTCCGAATGTTATCTCATAAGAAGTGACCTGACAAGATGGGAAATACCAAGAGAGACCATCACTTGCAGTGCTACCAGATACTATCAGGTATGTATCGGGGTCTACTAGATTATCAAGAACATCAGAATTACCAGAAGCAGCAAATCTGCAATTTGTTAGTGAACCTTCAATTGTCAGCTTACCAGCCTTTCTATAGTTACCCTCTTGACCAACCAGCGGTTGCTCGACAGTATCTCTGGAGAATCTAAGAGTAAAGTCACTAAGACCCCATAGACTTACTCCTTTATTTGGTAGGTCGGATGAGGAAGTAGAGAGGAATACCTTAGCACTCCTTCCAGTAACTATACCAGCCATGTTATCACTCTATATTGAACATACCAAACAAACATCTGGATGCTATTTCGATTTCTTAATTACCCATCTAGCCCCATAAATAGTCCCATGGTTATCATAACCAGAAATATCGTGGCAGACATCACCTTCATGCTCATTCATCGGTAAATGCAGTACTAAGCCGGTGTCATCTATCTCCTCCCCATTGTAGAGTCTGGTTATTTCTTCTGCGTTTAGTTCCCTGTTGTATATTCTTATGTCATCTATTATTCCTTTGAATGAAAGTGTTTGTATCGATGATAAACCTATCAAAAGATTATCCGTTACTGTTTTTCTTGTTGTTGCGGTTCCTGCTGTTGTTAATGTTTGTTTTTCTCCATTGATATATATTTTATCAAACATGTATACTATATGTGTCCATTTATTCTTTTGTATTGCATTTTCTGCGGCATAATATTTATATGATGATCCATCTCCCCATATCATTTGTGGTTTAAGTTCTGTTGATAATCTGGTCATATAGTTATTATTACACCATGATGTTGCTTCAGCTTTTGCCACTATTAAAATTGGTGTATTTGTTATCTTTTGTGTTTTAATCCATACTGATATAGTTATTTCATCTGTTATATCTAAACTACTATCATTTCCACAATCAACATAGTCATCTATTCCATCAAAGTATAGTCCACCTGTTCTATTTACCGCCACCGGTTTTTCCCTCCTCTACTGATTTCAAGGATGGGTAGAGGTCATAGTATCCTTTGATATGCTCTGTTTTACCTTCTTCATCTTTTTTATCTACCCCATACAGGTATTCCTCTGCTATCTTCTGTTTCTCTGTGTCTGTTGTATCTTCTTTCACACAGATCTCATGTTTTATTCCATTCTCTGTGAAGTAGATGACGCTATACCCTGCTTGGTTTGGATGTGGTTTAACGTTTATCTCAAATGGCATCAGCTTTTCACCTCCATAGCAGCGGAGAAGGTGAAACTAGGAGAGGTTCCACCTATAACCCAGCGTAACCGCACATACCGGTACGGCAAATCAGTCAACTCCTTCCAGACAGTAGTGACGCTACTGATAGTAGAAGGATTCCAGATAGTATTATATTTACCACTAAGAGTGTCCTTCCCTTCAAGATAGAAATCTATAGTTGGGCTAGTGCCACTAACAGCAGTAACATCAATACAAACAGCAGCACACATTACATGGCTAATATCAATATCACCTGAATTTCCACTGGATGTCTCTGCTTTACTGGAATGAAGAGTAATATTCTCCTGCCAATGACTTTGGGGTTCAACTGGAACCATAATGTCACTGTCCGTAATCTTGAGATATTCAATATTTCCAAGAATTCTTCCAGATTCATCTACTGCTATGAGACGAATTATTGAATTATCGCTATCGTATCCTGCTATCATTCTCGTAGATGTATGAGTAGTTAAATCACTCATACCTTATACCTCTTTATACTCACATTAACTACACTATGGTTTATAAACAGCTTTCCAGTAAACCGTTCTATCAGCACTGACAGCGGAGTCAACAACGATATCAAAAGTTGTAGAACCAACATTCTGGACGTAGGCATCCTTGACCTCACTATGGGTACCAGTAAGCTGTATCTCAGTGGGAGTACCAGCCAAGCCGTGAGTGACAGTTACAGAAGTACTACCGTTGGAGATGGTAGCAGTGCCAGAGTTTTCGAGTTTGAAAATATTTGTGACATTTTCATAAACATTATTATTAACTACAATCCCTGGAGAAGTAGAAGCGTTAGTGCCTAGACTAACCGAATTTGAAATCGTATACCCGCTATCCCCTCTTAAAATATTATTAGTAAATATAATATGGCTATAAGATAAACTTGATGGTGGATCGAGTTTCAAACAACT